GGCCATCGCCGCGGCCGAGACCGCCTTTGCCGAGGCGCAGACGGGCTTCGAGACGCTGAATGCCCAGGTCGGCCGGGCCGAGGCCACCGAGGCCGCCCGCGCTGCCGCTGCCACCGGCGGGGACGATCCGGCGCCGGGAACGGGGGCTGCCCCCACCGGCACGGCCCGGCCCCAACAGGCCGCGACCCCGCGCGATCCCGCGCATCGGGGCGTCGAGGTGGGCTTCATGCTGCATGCGCTGGCGGCCAGCCGGGGCGACCGCGAACGCGCGGTGGCCCGCCTTGAGACCGATGGCCATTCCGGGATTGCCGCGATCATGTCGGGCGCCTCCGAGGCTGCGGGCGGCATCACCATTCCCGCCGCGCAATCCGAAGAGCTGATCGCGCTGCTGACCCCGCGCGTCACCGTCCGGGCCTCGGGCGCGCGCACCGTGCCGATGCCCGCGGGCGAATTGCGCACCGCGCGCCAGACCGCAGGCGCGACCGCCGGTTACGGTGCCGAGACCTCGGCCATCGCCGAAAGCGAGATGAGCTTCGATGCGGTCGACAAGTCCTTCAAGCTCCTGCGCGCGCTGGTGCCGCTGTCGAACAGCCTCCTGCGGCATTCCTCGGTCGCCATGGCCCAGCATGCCCGCGACGATCTGCTGAAGGCGATGGCGTTGCGCGAGGATCTGGCCTTCCTGCGCGGCGACGGGGCGAACGACACGCCGAAGGGCCTGCGCAACTGGGCGCTGGCCGCGAACTGGCGCGACGGCATCGCGGGCACGGCGGCGGCGGCCGAGGCGGCGGTCCGCTGGGCGGTCTCGACGGTCGAGGACGCCAATGTCGGCATGGTCCGCCCCGGCTGGATCATGCGCGCCTCGGCCAAGAACTGGCTGGCCAGCCTGCGCGATGACCGCGGCAATCCGGTCTTTCCCTCGATCGATGCCAGCGGGACGCTGAAGGGCTACCCGATCCGCACCACCTCGCAGGTGCCCGACAACCTCGGCGCGGGCGGCGACGGGACCGAGATCACCTTCGCGGATTTCGACGAAGTGGTGATCGGGGACGCGATGCAGATCGCCATCGCCGCCTCGACCGAGGCCGCCTTCGTCGATGCCAATGGCGAGACGATCTCGGCCTTCCAGCGCGACCTGACGCTGATGCGCGCGGTCTCCGAACACGATCTCGCCCCCAGCCATGACGAGGCAATCGCGGGCTTCACCGCGACCGGCTGGTCGCTCTGAGCCCCGCCACCGTTCCCCAATTCCGAGAGGTATCCGACATGACCAAGGTCATTCTGAAGTTCCGCCGCGCCCACGGGCGCTACAACCGCGGCGAGGTGGCAGGCTTCGCGCCTGCGCTGGCCGCGAGGCTGACCCGGGGCGAGGACCCGGTCGCGACGGTCTTCGACCGGGCGGCCGAGGCGCAGCTGGCCGCGGCGGCCGATCCGGCCGGGATCGAGGCGAAGGCCGCCGATCTGGCCGAGCGCGAGGCGGCACTTGCGACGCGCGAGGCGGCTCTGGCTGCGGCCGAGGCGAAGGTCCAGGCGGGCGCGCCGCCCAGGCAGGGCAAGGCCCCCGACAAGGAAGCCGACAAAGCCGCCGACAAGGAATCGGCCGGGGCATGATCCTGGACGAGATCCCGCCGCTTGGCGTCAGTGTCGAGGCGTATAAACGCGCCTCGCATTGGGAGGGCGATGCGGACAATTCCCGGATCGAGGCCTGTCTGGCGGCGGCGCAATCGGCGGTCGAGACCGCCACCCGCCGCCCGCTGACCCCGCGCCGGGTCCGGTTCGAGACCGCGGCCGGACAGGGCCGCCGCTGGTGGGTGCCGGTCGCGCCCGCCCGCGAGCTGCTGGGCGTGACCTGGTCGGGCGCGGCGGGCGATACCGCCCTCGATGCCGGGGCCGCCCGGCTTCTCTTTGCCGACAGCGAGCCGCAGATCCTCTTTGCCGAGGGTGCGCTGGCGGCGGTGCCCGAAGGATCTCCGCTGGCGATCACGCTTTCCGTGGGGCCGGACACCGTGCCGCCGACGCTGGCTCAGGCGGTGATCCTGATCGCGCGGGACTGGCTGGAAGCGGGGATCGCCATCGAGACGGTCGAAAGCCCGCGCATCGCCTTCGGCGCGCGCGCCCTGATCCGGCAGGCGCGCTACCGGCGCCCCGGGATCTGGTGTCGCCGATGACCCGGCCGCCGATGAGCTCGGTCATGAGCGCGCCGCCGATGGCCCGGTGCCGCCGATGAGCCCGCTGCTCGACCGGCGCATCACCTTCGAACGCCAGGGCGCGGGGCGCAATGCGCTGAACGAACCCACGGGCGCCTGGGCGGGGATTGCCACGCTCTGGGCCGCGCAGACCGATCTGACCGAGACCGAACGCGCCGCGGCGGGCCAGATCGGCGCGGTGCGCGCGACCCGCTTCACCCTGCGCCGCACGGCCCTGGCCGAGGGCCTGACCCGGACCCTCGGGCCCGCCGACCGGCTGTGGGCCGAGGGCCTGATCTGGAACATCACCGGCGTCACCGAACGCGGCCGCTGGGTCGACGTCTCGGCCGTCAGCACCGGCCGGAAGGAGGAGGCATGAGCAGGCAACCCGTCTCGGTCGATGGCCTCAAGGACCTGGAAAAGATGATGGTGGAGCATCTGCCGAAGTCCACCGGCCGGGGCGTGCTGCGGCGCGTCGGCACGGCCGCGCTCGGGATCTTCGTCGAGCGGGCGCGGGATCTGGCCCCGCGCGCCAGCGGCGATCTGGCCGAGAGCCTCGCGGTCTCGACCCGGCTCGACCCCAAACAGCGCCGCGATCACCGCCGCCTCGTCAGCGATGACAAGGCCGCGGTCGAGCTCTTCGGCGGCGCCGCGGCGCTCCCGCATGCCCATCTGGTCGAGTTCGGCACCGTCGAGCGGCATCTGGAAAGCGGCGGTTCGACCGGCACCATGCCCGCCCAGCCCTTCATGCGCCCCGCCTGGGATGCGACCCGCGACGCGGTGCTGGACGATATTGCCGAGGGGCTCGGCCGCGAGATCGCCGCGACCGTCGCCCGCCGGGCGAAGCGGCTGGCGAGAAAACGCACGCAAGGGGGCGGCCGATGAGCCTCAAGGCCGACCTGACCGACCTGCTGCTGCGCGATCCGGCCCTTGCCGATCTGGTCGGCGCCCGCATCACCTGGGGCCGCCGCGCGCCGGGCGAGGGCCTGCCCGCGCTGGTCCTGACGCGGGTCGGCGCCACGCGCGACTATCACATGAAGGGCGTCACCACGCTGCGCCGCACCCGGATCCAGGCCGAGATCCTCGCCACGACGCTGGCCGAGGCGGGCGAGGTCGAGGCCGTCATGATCGACCGGCTCGACGGGGTCCGCGGCCCCCATGGCGGGACGGACGTCCGCGGCGTCTTCGTCGAGGCGCTCCGCGACGGGCTCGACACCGACCGGGACGGCAGCGGGATCCACCGGATCGTGGCCGACCTGATCGTCCATCACAGGCTTCACAACAAGGAGAACGAGAGATGAGCGAGGCGGATATCGCCTGGGGCTATGGCGTGGAGGTGGCCGAGGATGCCGCCGCCACGACCTTCCTGGACCTGGCCGAGGTCAAGTCGGTGGCATTGCCCGACCAGCAGCGCGACGAACATGACGCGACCCATATGAAGTCGCCGAACCGGACCAAGGAATCCCGCCCGGGGCTTCTGGATCCCGGCGAATGCACGGTCGGCATGAACTGGATCGAGGGCTCGGCCACCGACCGGCTCTTGATCGGGCTGAAGGCCTCGGGCGCGGTGCGCCAGATCCGGGTCACCTTCCCGGGCGGCACGGTCTGGCTCTTCGAGGGCTGGCTCAAATCCTACGCGCCGCCCGCCACCGTGGGCGAGTTCCAGGAGGTCTCCGCGAGTTTCCGGGTCACCGGCAGCCTGTCCATCACCTTGCCCGAGGAGGGCTGATCCATGGCCAATCCGATGAAGGGCGAGGTCGATATCGAGGCCTGCGGCGAACAGCTGCGGCTGATCCTGAGCTTCAATGCCATTGCCGAGCTGGAAGAAGAGGCGGGCCGGACGCTGGCCGAGATCATGACCTCGCTGAAGGCGGGATCGGTGCGCACCATGCGGCTGATCCTCTGGGCCGCGATGCGCGATCACCGCCCCGCGACCACGCTGCGCCAGGCGGGCGCGGTCGCCGAAGAGCTCGGCCCCGAGCTCGGCCCGGTGCTGGGAAAGGTGATCGCCGCCTGCGGCTTCCTGGCGGCGGAGGATCCCGCGCCGGGAAAGCCGGATCCGGCAAAGCGGTCGGCCGGGACGGGCGCGGCGAGCGGGTCGGACATGGGCTGAGCCCCGCGGGCTGGCTCGACCTGCTGAAGGATTATTGCGCGGCCGGGTTCGATCCGGCCGCCTTCTGGTCCCTGACCCCGGGGCTCTACCGCGCCCAGATGGCGGGCGCCGCGGCCCGGGCGAAGGTCGGCCAGCACCGCGACCGCTGGCTGGCCTGGCATGTCGCGGCGCTCACCCGGACGCCCGACTTCCCCCGGGCCGATGACTTCATCCTGCCGCCCGACCCGAAGCGCGCGGCGGCGGCGATGATCCTGCGCGCCCGCGTGATGCATGCGCGGTTCGAACAGCACAACCAGAGAAAGAGGTGATCCATGGCGCTCAAGGCGGTGATCGGCGCGCTGCGCGTCAATCTGGGGCTCGACTCGGCCGAGTTCCGCAACGGGCTCAAATCGGCCGATGACCGGTCCAAACGCTTTGCGCGCACCGTCACGGTCGGGCTGGCGGGCGCGGTCACCGCCGCGACCGGCGCGCTGAGCCTCATGACCAGGCAGGCCATGGGCGCGGTCGATGCCCAGGCGAAGCTGGCGCAATCGCTGGGCACCACCGTCAAGTCGGTGCAGGTGCTGAGCCGGGCGGGCGATCTCTCGGGCGTCGCCATGGGCACGGTCGAGCAGGCCACGAAGGACCTGACCCGCCGCCTCAGCCAGGCCGCGACCGGCACCGGGCCTGCGGTCGACGCGCTGAAGCGGCTGAACCTCACGGCCGGGGATCTTTTGAAGATGCCACTCGATGCCCGGGTCGAGGCGATCAACGCCGCGATCCTCGACTTCGTGCCCGCGGCCCAGCAGGCCGCCGTCGCGGGCCAGCTCTTCGGCGAGGAAGGCTCCATCGCCATGAGCCGGATGGATCCGGCCACCCTGCGCCAGGCCGCCCGCGATGTCGAAGACTTCGGCGTCGTGGTCTCCGAGATCGATGCCGATAACATCGAAAGCGCCAATGACGCGGTCTCGCGGCTGGGTCTGGTCGCGACCGGGCTTGGCAACACGCTGGCCGCGGCCGCAGCCCCGGGGATCGAGCGGCTCGCGACCGGCTTTGCCGATCTCTGGCGCAAGGGCGCGCCGCTGGCCTCGGCGCTCGATCTGGTGCTGACCAATCTCGACCGGGTCGCGGCCTATGCCGGCACGGCCGCCACGCTGATCGCCGGGCGGTTCGCGGCCAGCTTTGCCGCGGCGACGGTGGCGGCGGCGGCACTGAACGCGAAGCTCCTGCTGACCCGGGCCGCGCTGATGCGCACCGGGATCGGCGCGCTGGTGGTCGGTGCGGGCGAGCTGGTGCTGTGGTTCGGGCGGCTGGTGACGGCGGCGGGGGGCCTCAGTGCGGCGCTCGATCTGATGAAGGATGTCGCGGCCGAGGTCTGGGACCGGATCGTGATGGGGCCGGAGCTGATGCGGCTCCGGATGGAAGAGCTCGGCGCCCGGATGAAAGCGATCTGGGGCGATGTGATGGTCTATCTGCAGGAGAGATGGTCGGGCTTCCTCGCCCGCTTTGCCGATCTGCCGGACATCCTGCCCGGGGCGGCGGCGCTGAAGGAGGCGGCCGAGGGCGCGGCCGAGGGGCTGGCGGCGGCGAAAGAGGCCGCAGCGGCCGCGGGCGACGAGGCCAAACGGCTGAAGGAGGAGGCCAATGGCGTGGCCGATGCGATGATCCGCACGCCGCTGGCCTCGATGGCGGCGCTGAAGGAGACGCTGGCCGGGGTCTCGGAGGAGGCGGGCGATACCGCCACCAGCCTTGCCCGGATCGGCGAGGCGGCCGATGACGGCGCCGGGATCGACAAGCTGAAGACGACGACGAAGGATCTGGCCGACGCCGCGAAGGAGACCGGCGACAGCTTCAAGACCTTCTTCAAGGATCTGGCCAAGGGGTCGGCGGATGCGGGCGACGCGATCTCGGCCTTGGCCGACCGGATGCTCGACGATCTTCTGGACCGGGCGCTGTCGCCGGTTTCCAGCGCGATGGGCGGCTTCTTCGACAGCTTCTTCTCGGGGATCTTCGGGGGCGCGGGCGCCGGTGCGGGCGGCGGCGTGAAGGTCAACGCCCTTGGCAATGTCTTCGA